CATATCCGCTTGCATCCCACTTAATATCGAGGAAGGGCCTACCGTTTACAGTTATAATAGAAGTATCTCCGATGGGGGTATGCTTTATTCCCTCCGGATATGTTTCGATCGCATTCGATAGAAGCTGCTGAGCTTCTTCGATGGGGAGTTCCCATTCCAGATCTATTCGATTGAATACGGATGGGATTATCGATTCTTCTTTATTCATAATCACAATATAACCCAGAGAGAAGCCTTATGCCTATAATAAACGTACCCAAAGATATCCAGCTCATCGCGAAGAGAGCTATCGACTATAATCTATCCCTTCCAATGAGTAGGAGGGCCGCGTTCAAAGATGGAGATAATAATAAGCGAGTACCCGGTACCGGAATGCGAACTGCGAGGAGACTTGCCTCCGGTAAAGTAGATCTCCCCCAGTTAAAGTTAATGGATGCGTGGTTCGCTAGGCATTCAGAATCGGAAGGCTCCGCAGAGGCTAGGCAAGATAAGACCAGTAAAGCGGCTATCGCGTGGGCTCTATGGGGAGGAACTCCGGCTCGAAGATGGGTTAAGCGAGCGATTCGCGAGCTGGAGAAGTAGTTTACATTTTTCGTTAGATATCTAATATGAGTACATATACAGCGATAAAAGTAAACTCTAACAGATGATTACAGATGAAATACAGATGATTACAGATACCCGAATCTCCTATCCATTCGAACTGCGCTCAGGAGTAGTTATATTTTTTGCCTTCTGGCCTCTTCGCTCCCTATATATATAATAATACTTTATATAAAAAAGTATTCTATTACTAGATTATACGGAAAAAACGGGTTTTTTTGGCTATACATCCGAAGTATTCTGGAACGTAGCCGATATGGGTATCTGTAATCATCTGTATTTTATCTGTAATCATCTGTATTACGGAGCGAATCATCTGTTACTAGACTGTTGATAAGTTATCCACACCCTGTTGATAAGTTATCCACACCCTGTTGATAAGTTATCCACACCTTAAAAACGTAAAAAGCCCAGAGAGAATAATCCCTCCGAGCTCCAAACAACAAACAATCATAACTAATTAGAGTTACCGATTACTTGTATTATAACCGATTCGATCTGGAATGCTATCGATTAAAGTAAGATTCCACTCTCCCAGACCTTCTTCCCGATCCATTCGCTACACTGCGGAACGATCGCATTACCTAGCGCTCGCAATCGTTTTTTATTTGATCTGATTCGAGATCGGTCCAATCTATGGGGAATCCCATCATCCACTCGACAAATTGTGGGTTTAGGTATTTCGGATTCTCTCCAGTATGATGCGCTTCTGCTAAGGGAGTCGATAAATATCGGTGATCTCCCTTCGAATACTTCGTTCCCGTTATTAATAATCGGTGAAGGCCTCCGGTATTCTGCTTCTCGGGATCGCATGCTGTTGGAGTCGGTAATCCCTTCAATATCATATGGAGAAGCGGCCTCCCTCCCTGAGAGTATCTCGTTCGATGCTCGCTCCCGCTCTTCGTGGGAGTCGGTAGAAGGCCATCCGAAGTTCTGCTCTCCTCTGGGATATGCAACGCAGAACCAGCGCTCTCGTTTATGGGGAGCTCCGAATTGTGAAGCTGATATAACACACCATTCGCAATCATACCCGATCTCGGATAGCGATCCAGATACTGCTCCCAGTCCTCGAATAGTGATAGCTGGCACGTTTTCCATAATTGCTGCTCTGGGTTGTAACTCGTTGATAATACGATGGAACTCCCACCAAAGACCCGACCTCTCCGCATTGATTCCTCCTCCGGTACCTGCGAGCGATATATCCTGACATGGGAAGCCTCCGCATAATATATCGACCTTCTCTACATTATTTTTGTTTATTGTTCTTACATCATCGAATATCTTCGCAGCTGGCCATCTCTTCGATAGTACCTTCTGACAGTATTCTTCTTGCTCTACTTGCCATGCTGTATAGGCTCCGGGAATGGAGCGTTCGAGGCCTAGTTCGAACCCTCCTATCCCAGAGAAGAGAGATCCTATAGAATATCTCCGCTCCATTATTTCCTTCTCCATACTCGAGAGCCATCGATAACGATCTGCTCGTATCCATAATCCCGCGCGATCTGAGCGATTCTTCGAGCGTTCCCGGAATGCTGTTGAGATACAGGGAGCTCGATATATTCCATAATCTCGGAAGTGCTATTTTTTCTGGATACGATCGCCTCTCGGACCTTGAGAGCCCATGGATCATCGATGATATAGGCTTGCTGAAGATGGGATAGATTCGCTTGAGATTCGCGCTCGAGATGCCATATCTCCCTCGAGCGGAGAGCCTCCATCGCTTCTGCGAAGATCTGATCTCTCCAATGATGGAGATAGTTAGTATCGATCGGTCCAGTGCAGGTTATCGGCCATACCCTCCGCTCCGGTCCATCGGATAAGAACTGGTAGTTATTCGAGGTTCCTGCGAATACGACTCTCCTGAGATAGCTCTTCGGGAATTGTTGATATGAAGGCCGGAACTTATCGGATGCGCTCGAGATGAATGCTTTAAAGTTATCCGCGGTCCTACCCTGTAGAGAATGCAGCTCCGCGAGTTCCCATAACCAAGTCTCCGAGGAATGAATCAGCTCGAGGGAATCCTTCTTCGCGATATCCATCGGAGAATCTGCGAACCAATGCTCTCCGACCAGCATCTTAAGCGCGGTACTCTTCCCGAGGCCCTTCTCTCCGCAAAGTACGAGGAACGTGTCCATCTTACATCCGGGATAGATGATTCGAGCTACGAGGGAGATAACCCACTTCCGACTCATCTCCGAGATAAGGGCTTCGGAACCCGGTATAATATCCGCTCGGAAGACCTTCTGGAATAGTTCATCGATTCGATGAGTTCCATCCCACTTCAGACTCTCGAGATAGTCTTTAATCGGCTCTTCGATCTTCTGATATGCGACCCGTAGAACTGCGCGCTTTATATCGTGCGAGGGATACTTTATTCGATAGTTTCGCTCGATATGGAGGCCTATATCCTCGAGATGCGGATCCCATAGTTCCTCGGAGTTCCACTTAATCTTATTCGCGTGGTCATTGAAGCAGAGCGTATCGAAGATGGGATCGTTTTCCAGAATAACTGCGAGGTTATTCCGATTCGCGAATGGTCGTATCGGTTTCTTTAGATTCCCATCGTTATCGTACTTCGCTTCCGGCTTCTGCAGCTGGTCCCACGTATCGATATCCGCTCCCTCGGGAGCGTGCTTATACTCCGCATCGATTCCCATCTCCGCGGCTAGTTCGAGTAACTTCTTCATCTTCTCATTCATTGTTTTTTATCTCCTTCGGTTCGCTGCGCGATTCGTTCCGCTGCATGCTGGTAAGTACGAGTCGAGCGGATAGCCTCTAATAGTAGCATATCGAGGTCCTGCTGGTTACCTCCTCGAGCTTCGTTTAAGCATTCGCATAGTATCACCAGATTCGCGCTAGTGGGATCGAATCGCTTCGCTTTATTGAGGCCTCCCTTCCCGAGTCCATAATCTCTGATGAATTGTGTTACGGGAATCTCAAGTTCCCCGATCTTTTTAGTTGCCCATAATGAATAATGCATTTTGTACCTCTACGATTATTCTGTTTATTGTTTTCGAGATGCTTTACGTTTATATCTTCTCGTAGCCATCTCATATTCTACGATCGATTCCTTAGTTCTGTTTAATATGAGTTCGAACTCCTCCTGAGTATCTGCGAGGGCTTCGCATATCTCGATCCACGTATCGAGCCGAGGATATCGCTTTCCCTGCATCTGGTTTAATAATGTTCCCCTATTCATTCCCGCTTTATCTGCGAGCTGTTGAAGGGTTAATCCCTTCGATTCGCAATATCGGAAGATTCGCATCCCCCACGGTGTAAGGCTTCTCGGTATAATCATATTAAGTCCTCCAGTTTCCCCCACCATGAGCATTTATTCGCTCGATTGCAATGGGGCCACGTTACCGAATGAGGGAGAGAGGGATCGATGGAGAAGTAAACCTCATCGAGACCGCAGCTGGGGCATCGAATCCCGCGAGCCATATTCCCATCGATCCTCGCTCCGATCTTATTCGCTACCCCCATTCTAAATTCTGGATTATGGAATAGCGCTTCGATTCCCGTTTTTTGTCCATCTCTCCGGGAGGTCCATCTCTGATATCTGCGGATAACTGGAGGAGCCTCCTCCTCGATATGGGAGTAATCGAGATCCAGATAGTTCCCGATCTCATGGTTATAAACTTGCTGGATCTCCTGAGCTGCATCGGAATCCGGATACGCGAATCGATAATACATTCGAGCGCAATCGGTGAGAGCATTCGAATCCGGCTCCCCCATCCCGGGTAGTAGATCCCAGAGCTCCTTCGCGGCCTTCGCTGCGCGCTTCCAATCCTTCGCGGGAATAGGATTCGCGAGCGGGAGGATTATCCTCCACTTATGATGCTGTTTCGTATGGGAGAAGCTCGTATGGAAGAGATAATCATATTCTCCGAAGTTGTGATGGTAGAGAAGATCCGTTCCATCATCGAGATCGAATACGAGGCAAGATATCTCGAGCGCGTTCGCTCCGCTTCGAGAGCCATCGAAGGCCGTAGGAGACCAGAGAGGGAGGTTATTCTTCTGCTTCGCTGCATAAGGTACGCAAGGCATAAGGAGACCTCTCCCGAGGTCTCTACGCGTTACCTCATGCGTTACCGGGATGCGCGCGTATCGATTCGCGAATAATGATATCTTGAATGTTTTATCCATCATCTCCTCCGAATAATCGTAATTGTCTAGAATGCTTCTCGAACCGTGCAAGGGCTCGAGCGTGGTAATCCGGATCGATCTCCCACGCATCGAGAGCGAATCCCGCATCATAGCAGGCTATCGCAATCGAACCCGAGCCGAGATGGGTATCCAGAATCTTATCTCCGGGCTCCGTAAACTTATCGAGGAGCCATCGATAAAGAGCTACGGGCTTCTGGGTAGGATGGATCTTTCCCTTCGTTCGGTTATCGAATCTGAAGATCGGAGCCGGCTTATTATACGAAGTCCAAGCCATCTCCCATCCTGAGAAGTTTTCCCACGGTTGCACCTTATCCCAAGCGATAACGCAGCGAGTAGGAGGAAGATCGAAGTAGTTTCCTCCCCAGATAATCTGATTCTTACTGACTCTTCGCAGCTGCTCGAAGTATTCTGGAGGAGGAGCGATATCCCATCGATCGATCTTTATATCTCGATTGAGAGTTCTATTTTTGAGCTTCCCGGATCCATTGAACGCGCTCTTCGTGTCCACTCCGTAAGGAGGATCGACTATAGCGAGATCGTATTGGTTATCTCCCATTGAGCGCATAGCCTCCAGAGAGCATCCGAGATTCAGATTAATGTTACCCATCCTCCCTCCATTCGTGAATGGTGAAAAGTGTATGGGGATCCTCGCTCTTCGAAGCGTAGTAATCCTCGCAGCTTATACAG